TAACAAGTGTGATTAAGTCGATGTTGCATGAAATCATACATATGACTAACCACTTATACGGCAAGTCTTATTTAAGACATGACAAACACTTTAAAGAGTTAAGAAAACATATAGCAGATGAACTAGGTTTTGATGAAAACGAAATATAGGAGTATTGAATGTTAAGCATACTGTCTGGGATATTAGGATTTGCAACGAGTGGTTTACCAAGCGTGTTAGATTTCTTTAAACAAAAAGGAGATCAAAAGCACGAGCAACAAATGGCAAGGTTAGACATGGAGCGTAGTCTTGCAATGGCAGAAAAAGGTTTTGCTAGTCAAGAGCGCATAGAAGAGTTTAGAACAGACCAAGTGGAGATGGAAACATATGCGAAAGAAAGAGTCGCACTTTATGAGCATGATGCGCAAATGTCGCAAAATGCGTCTACTTGGGTTCTTAATCTCCGTGCTAGTGTTCGCCCCATTATCACCTATATTTTTGTTTTTCTCTTACTATTTACTGATGTTGTCGGAATGATATGGGCAATTAAAAGTGGTGTAGATTTTGCTACTGCAATGGAGTTAGTATTCTCTGATGAAGAGATGGCAATCGTAGCATCAATCATTGGTTTTTGGTTTGGTAGTAGACATTGGGATAAACGTAAGTGATAACAAGCGAGGACGGAATTGAACTTATCAAGCATTTTGAGGGTTGTCATTTCAATCCTTATTTATGCCCTGCTAATTTATGGACTGTCGGTTATGGTCATGTCCTCTATCCAAAACAAAATAGACTCAAATTACACGAAAGAAAGACATTCTCATTACATAAAGAGGATGATAGAAAATGGAGCGAAAAGGAAGTAGATGATCTTTTACGACATGATTTACAGCGATTCGAGCGTGGCATACATCGTTTGTTACCTTCTGTGCCACTTAGACAAAATCAGTTCGATGCTTTGGTTTCTTTTAGTTTTAATCTTGGTTTGGGGACACTACAAAGATCGACTGTAAGGTCTGCATTATTGCGTGGAGACGAAGAGCGAGCAATAGACACATTGTTGCTATATAGACGTGCAGGCGGTAAGATACTTAGAGGACTAGAAAGAAGAAGGGCAAAAGAAGCAGAATTGTTCTTCAAACATATAACATGAAAATTCTATTTATAGATATAGAAACAAAAGCATCAGTAATTTCTGCATGGGGATTATATGATATTAATGCTAGTCTAAATCAAATTATCAGCAGAGGTAAAATGATTTGTTGGTCTGCTAAATGGAAAGATGATGACAACATTATCTTTGATTCAGAATGGACTTCTTCGCATAAAAAAATGGTCAAGCATATCTGGAAACTTATGGATGAAGCAGACATTGTTTGCCATTATAATGGTCAGGCATTTGATGTAAAATGTATACAAAGAGAGTTTTTGCTATTAGGTATGCCACCTCCAAGTCCATTTAAACAACTTGATTTGCTTCGAGTTATTAAAAGAAACTTTAGATTTATATCTAATAAACTTGACAATGTTAGTCAGGAATTAGGCATTGGTTCTAAGTTAAAGCACGCAGGAATGGATTTATGGAATGATGTCAATAAAAAAGATCCTGATGCCAGGCAGATCATGCAAAGATATAATGAGCAAGATACTTTATTGTTAGAAAAACTTTTCTACAAACTAGAGTCATGGTTAGGTGGATATATTAACCATAATGAATATAGTGATGTAGTTGTATGCCCTACTTGTGGCAGTTCTCATATCCATAAGCGAGGATTCAAAAAAACCAATACTCAAACATACCAACAATTTAGATGTATGGATTGTGGTTCTTGGAGTAGAAGTAATAAATCAATTAAGGGTAAAACAAAATCAGAGTCGGTTATCAGCATAAGGTAAAAATTATGGACATAGATGAAATAGCAGAACATATGATTGGTAAAACAATCGAAGATGTTACTTTAACTTTTGGGGAAGATACGATAACAATTTTCTTATCAAATGGTATGAGTGTTGAAATTATATGCGATAGCATCTATGCAGATGTCCCGGAGTTTGATGATTAAAGATATAGAACTGCCTGACGGCACAATAACAGATAATTATTCACAGAAGTATCAAAGATATTGTGAAGCACTCAACCTTAGCAAAAAACCACTTTACAAACGCAGAGAATGGTTAAATAAACTTAAAGACAAAGAAAGAATAAGCGAACTTAAATACTGGTTAGAATGGATATGGAAAGCAAAATAAAAAAAACACTGACAAAATATGTTGATTATGTAATCGAATACCTGCCAGTGCTTGTTGGTTTATATTGTGTTTATATATTCTTTATAATCGTTTGTGCTATTTCTCATTAAAGACAAACAATCACACCACTTTCTGTTACTTTGCAAATTTGCAACTCTCCGGCAGGATCAATAATTGTCACTGTTTCACCTGCAATTACATTAAAAGATAACATTAATGCAAACACTATTGCTAATATTAATTTGTCCATACTAACTCTCCTCAAAGTTTATTAAATTATCAGGAAACATTTTATAGTGCTTTCCTGTTATATTATGACTAACTTCTACCCTACAAGTTCCATCATCTTGATTAAAGAATACCACATCAAAATGGTTGCCGTCAATTATTAATTTTCTTGTTATCATTCTTACAAATTCCATTTCCTAAAAAGTCTCTCCCGCACCACCAAACTTTATGAAATGTATTGGCGGGTTTTTTACATTTATTACATACTTGATTGCCTAATTTAATTTTCGTCATGCAATGAATCTTCTATCCAATCTTCATCAATTACTGGAGATCCATTTCTTCTTGCTTTTTGTTCAAGTATTTGATTAAGTCTTTCTTGATACGATTGTTTTTCTGCATCACAATACCAGTTTTGTTTATTACATTCTTGTATGCAATTTTTTAACCAAGTTTCTTCATCAACATCTTTCTCTACTTTATAACCTCTTCGATCAAGATATTTATATTGGTCACCTTTACACTTACCCCTAAACTCTTCCGGTGTAAGTTTCTTTCTCATTATTTCTATGGTTTCAAGACCACCTCTTTTATAGTGGTCAGGATTAATTGGGTCGCTCATATGAACTCCTTACTATATTTAAAAAGTAAATCGGGAGGTATTTTAAATGCCTTTTTAGACACTGTATCACCATCACCATAACCTTCCCAATATATAAGTCTATTGACGAATATACAATGTAATATATCACCTTTTGTTAAACAATGAAACTTTTTCCCATCGTAGATAATCCAATAGTCTGCCTTACTAATACATAAGGCAGTCTGTTGGTCATTCATTTCAAACTCAATTAACACACTATTATACTCATGACATCGAGGGCATGACTTAACTTCTATCTTTAACTCAACTTCAGGAATATAAATATCATAGTCAGGAAAATAACCTTTTTTAATAAAAGCATGAGGATACTTTTTCTGTATTCTTTGTAATACAATGTCCTCGACCTTTTGACCTTCTGCTAACCACTTAGCAAAATTAGTGCTTGGTGCTGTCATCACTTTCTTCTACTAAATGCTCTCTTAATATTGAAGTAGCAACTAAAGACATTCCTAAATTAATGCCACGCTCAAATGCTCTAGTAATTAATCTAAGCGCATCATCTTTTATTTCTTGCTTTTCTTTAAGATCATCAATTAGATTATTTAACTCTTCTAAAAAGACTTTATTAAAATCTTCTACACTTACACCATTTGCTACTGCTTCATCAAATGCACTCATTAATTTAACTCCTCTACGATTAAAATATCACCATCAACATCGCACCTGACATTTTTAATACGAGTGTAAATAGATGATTCATTTTCCCACTTGGTTAATAATTTATTTTTATAGCAAATTTTATTATCGTATGTTACTGGTTTACTTTCCAAGTAATATCTAACGGCAATACCAAATGCTATAAAAAAAACGATTGTAACTAAAATAAAACTAATAATTTTCCTTAGTAAACTTTGATTATTCATCTAATCCTCCTTGTCGTGACTAAGCGTATAATACTAATAAATCTCAAGGAAAGGAGAATCATTATGTGGACAACACCTAGTGCAACTGAAATGCGTTTCGGTTTTGAAGTAACAATGTACGTTTGCAATAAGTAATTATTGTTTACATTATTCATGGGGGATTTAAGTCCCCCTGAATAAATATTTAAGTTTTGTATTTGCACTTCTATACCAATCTGCATCAAATCTAACCCGCACCCAACCTTTTTGATTTCTAACACCACCTAACGTAACTGCATTTTTAGGCAAGTATATTAAGTTTGCTTGCGGTACTTTTCTGTAAATAAAATTAGAATGGAAGGTCATCTTCTGCATCAGCACCTTCTACAGCAGGAGCAGATCCGCCACCATTATATGGTTCTTGGACTGTTCCACTAATAAATTTAACACCTTTATTTGATTCACGAATCCAACCTGACAATCTTAACTCTTTGCCATCCACTGTAATTGTTCCAGTGTGAGTTGGTCGTTTAGGGTTATCTCCCTGGTCGTTCTTAAATAACACAAATGTATTATTGTTATCGTATTGTTCTGCCATACTAATCTCCTTGATTGTTTAAAGAATTGTTTTCAATTTTTTCCATCCAGTCATTAATTTGACTTTCAGTCCAAACGCTTGTATTTTTTCCAACTTTTGTAGGTTGTGGAAAATCACCTTGTTTTATCCAAAGATAAATTGTAGATTTACTAATACTTAATGCTTCGGATAATTCTTTTGCTCGATATAACCTTTGCATACTACTCTCCTATGTTAAATGTTGGTTTCTTAGTCCAACGTGGTGGTTCTATGTCTTTATTGACATATTCGTTAATAAAATCTAAAGCATACGGCATATACCATGCCATAAACTTTTTGTTATATGGAATTACTTCTAACTTTGTTTCCTCTTCAGTCCACACATAGAAGTATGCCATATCCTGTTCATGCACAAACATTTGTAGTTGCACCTGGTAATAATATCTATCAGGGATGCTTGGATAGACCCCGCTAGAATACGGACACTTAATCTCTACAGGGTATCCGTTATATAGAGCATCAACTGATGCACCAATAGGATGGTTCTCATGCACAACTAACTTATTACCTGGTTCAAGAATGTCGTCTAGTTCTTTTTCTAAAGCAGATAATGCAACAGGTTCGTAAAACTTACCATGTTCTGTAGCATCGTTTCCCTGAAATGGTGGTTCTCTAAACGTCATTTGTCTCCACAATTTTTTACGATCATGTATCACCGCATACGCATTGGATGCAGTGATAATGTTATGTCGTCTATTATCCTTCAGATGATCTAAGTTTGTTTGCATAACCTCTTAGCACCTCCTGAGCGTGTGGATCTAATTTAAAGAACTCACCTTTTAAGTTACCCTCTTCATGTGCTTTAAGTAACCTAGTTTGAATCTTTACAATATCTTCATCTGATAAAGTTTTTGGTTCTTCTTTATTAGCATCTCTGTTATCTTTGCTGTCTGCATCTTGAGTGTCGTCTAGTAAAAACAGGTTTCCAAGTGCATACTTTTTTGCATAACTCGAACTTGCTCCGAAAGACTGAGCGATGTCCATACCCTTACGATTAATACTG